CTCCAAGATCGATCCTGATAATTTACATGATGAATCATTAAAAATACCTCAACTTCACTCAAAGTATTACACATTGTATAATACAATTACTTTGTTAAGAGAAAAGGCAAGAGAGTCGTATGCAAAAGTTAAATTAGAAAGATATAATTACTATACTGGTAAAGCAACTGCAGAAGTTTATGCTGAAGAACCATTTCCATATAAGGTTCGTGAAAAAGATGCAATTCAGAGACATTTAGAAGCAGATGATAAAATGAATAAAATTGATATGAAAATTAAATATTACGACGTGATGCTTAAATTTTTAGAAGAAATTATACGAATTGTTTCAAATCGAACTTATCAAATTAAAAATGCAATTGAATGGAATAAATTTCAAACAGGGTTTGGATAATATAAATACCTGAAGTAGAATTACTAATACAATGAAACCAACACCAAGAGAAGCAAAACTCATTCACGAGAAGTATGATAAGGTCGTGAAGCATTTAATTGATGAGAAATATGCTGTGAATAAAGAATCAGCAGATAAGATTATCTCAGGTATGAGCCAAGACTGGTACGATACTATCGCAGATTAATGAAAACATTTAAACAATTCAATGAAGGATTAGGGAGTATGGCAGTGAAAACTGCTGCTGTAATTGGTGGTGCTGTTCTTGCTAAAAAAGGTCTTGATAAAGCAAAAAAATCATTTGATAATTACCTAAACAAACAAAGAGACAAAGGTATTGGTGGAAACACAAGACCAGGTTCTGATAAAATGTATTATGGTGATAAAAAATAATTATGAAATCTGTTATTAATCGTGCTGACATCATCGGTGGTTTAAAGTCAGTCAAACTTGCAAAACTTAATCCTCAGAACTATCAATCAGGAGTTGGTGTGTCTGAGGATTTTGAATTATTATTAAACTATAAAAATGGAAATAGAATTAACTGAAGAACTTAAAAAAGAATTTAAGAAATTAATTCACGAAGTTTTAGATGAAAGAGAGTTAGAAAAGAAACTAAATGGTCCGTATGATTTTCCTGACTTTGTGCCATAATTGATACCAAAATCGTATAAATAAAGTGCCTTTAGGTACTATATGCTATCAAAATACGACAAACTATCAATCCATCGAAATCCATTCAGAGAATACTCCAAACCAATCGAATACAAATACAACAAATCAAAATACTCTCAGCTTAGAATTTATTTTAAGTGTGAGAGTTTTTATTTTAAGGAACTTGAGCGTCAAAAGGAGTCAAAGGATTAGGTGAATCCCAAGTGACTGGATGTTTAACTATAACTTGTCCTTCAATTACTCTTTCCACGACTCCATTAGAATCTGTAAGATTTAATTCATAGAAGTATCTACCTTCTTCAATTACTGCTGTCTGTTCATCGGTTAATGATATTCTTATCTTACCTAGTGATCTATTAGTAAATGTCACAGTGAATGCTGTTAAACTACCAAGATTTAACGTTCTTTGCATTCTGCAAGTTCCAGTAAATCCTGTTAAATCTTTAGCACTGTTTGTCTGACCATCTTCCAGCACAAAAGTTTGCTCAAAGTCAGTATGTTTATATATTATTAAATTGGTACTAAAAACTGCCATAGTATTATTTATGGTGAACCGTAATAATGAACAAAAGTATTAATGCCTGATCTTACAAGAGCATTACCTTCGACTGCGACAAGTTTAAATCCACTAGGTCGGGTTAAAACAACATCATATACGTGTCTTCCACCTTGTAAAAATTTTGTTATTGAACTTGCGATTGAAATATTAACTAATCCATCAGCAGCACTTTTTATACCAACTTGAATATCTGCAAACCTATAATTTGTGGGACTTTTTCTTAATTTAGATTGTGCAGTAAAACCTGTTAAATCAACAACTCCATTACCATCAGCACTTAGTAATGTTAAATCCTCACTAAATGTCTCACCAACATTGATTACTATGTTTTTCCTGTAAACAGTCATCTATATAATCGTTTATTGATATTTATGGATATATACTTATGAATGTGTTAAAATATGATTACTGTTTTGGAAGTCGATTATGAAAACCCTTGGATATATGAAGGTCGCCCTTTTACCTCTGATGATATTGGGGACTACTATGGGTTCGTCTATTGCATCACAAATACCACCAATGGCAAGTCCTACATTGGAAGAAAGTACTTCGTGCAGAAAAGAAAACCAAAAGGAGGAAAGCGTAAAGTTACAAGCGAGTCAGACTGGAAGCGATATTTTGGAAGCTCTGACGAACTTAAACAGGATATTAAACGAATTGGTAGAAACTTTTTCCGAAGAGAAATCTTAAGTCTTCATACAACCCTTGGAAAAGTAAACTACGAAGAGACTAAACAACTGTTTCTTCATAATGTATTAATGGAAGCACTTGACGACGGGACACCAAAGTACTATAATAGCAACATACTAGGACGCTATATGCGTAAAGATTATGGTAACTTTGAAACAAACTCTACTGAGAACTCGTGAATGGTCTATTTTTCGTATGAGAGATGTAAAACCAGTTGCTGATAAAAATGCTATATACAAAGAGTTTGAGGAATGGATAGAAATGGATGACCTAGATCAAGATATCTATTCACTTGCCTATATTGGTGAGGAAAGCGAATATGACATATAAGTACTCACCTCATCAAATGTTGCTTCGACAAGAAGCGTTGAGAATTCTTTTAGGTCAGTTTGGTGCTAAAAACAATGAAAAGGGAGTACCTAAATACCAAAGTCACATCATTTACGAATGTGCTGACAACTGGGTTTCTTCTGGAAATCTAAATTGTGATGGTATTATTCAACACTTTTTAAATTATTACGGTTATTAAAATGCAAAAAATTATTAATGGAATCGCTATTTTCTCAGGTGCAGTCGCACTTGGAATAGTCGGTCTTGGTGGATACGTATTCATCAGAAAGGATGCAATCATCGAAGATGTTAAAGGTAAGATTATGGAATCTGTCATGCCCGGTGGAATGAGTGGAATACTTGGTGACGGAGCTGGTGCAGGACTTGGTGGTTTAGATATACCTAGTATGTCACCATCTGAAGGAACAGAACCCACAGCACCTCAATTACCTTTAGGTTTTTAGAAAAATAAATCTTCTAAATAGGGCTGCATGACCCAAGTTTTAAAATGGCAGAAGCAGTTAAAAAAGAAGAGGTAAAGAAAGGCCCTCTAGGTAAACTAAAAGATGCAGTGGACGATAAAGAAGAACAGATGGCAATCCTAAGTACCTTTGTGAGACTTGGGATCTTGATTTGGGCTGGTGGAATATTAACATTAAATTATGTTCAATTTCCCGGACTATCAAAACAGGATAATATTGATCCAACTTTTATAGCTTCAGTCTTCACAGGGGTTTTAGCTACTTTTGGGGTCGAAGCCGGACAACGGAAAAAGAATGCATCTGGCGGTGGTAGTGCAAATATATCCAAGAAGGATATGGAGATGCTCATAGAGAAAGCAACTCAGGCAGCACCCGCACAGACAATTAGACTAGAGCAAGCACCAATGGTTATTGCTCCAAGTAGTGCACCGAAGAAAGGATAATGGATAAACAAGTGAAATGGGGAAAGTGGTTCGCTCTTAGTTTAGGTGGACTTATTGGTTTATCTCATATAGGTATGATTGGGTCATTATCTAATCGTGAGAGTAAACTACCTAGTATTAATTTACCAGTAGGCCCTTATACATCATATAAGGCAGATGTTAGTCATAACGGATATTACATAGAATATAAAGCAAACGATCCAAAGGTACTTCGTGTGGAAAGGGATAGTAATACAAAGGGTGGCTTTCTTGGATTGGCTAATAACAAAGTTAAAACCATCGAACAGTACACGATGGACGGTTCAGTTCACACAAAACCCAATAGTTCATCAACAACAATCGCAAACGGAAAGTCCGAAGCATGTATCAAAGCAATCGGAGGTGCAGAAGGAACAGGAAGACTCGTGGGTTCCAGTATTGGTGCTAGTGCTGCTCCTGCTCTGTCTAATATTCCCTTTATTGGTTGGGTTGCTGCTGGTTGGGTAACTATGTTCTCAGGTAATCAAGGTGCTGAGATTGGTGGTACTATGGCAGAGGATCTTAATAAAGATTGTTAATTGTTAGTGTGTAAACGGACACATAATTGCGTAAAAATATGTTCCTGTTATACTAAATATTAGTGTACTGGAGTTGAAACTATCATGTCCCATTACGTAATTG